TGGTTGAGAAAGAGTGACTGCCAAACAGTCCATGATCAAATTCGTCTCAGGGTCCTGATGATCAGCCAATCTCTTAAGAACAGTACACACAGCATCAATCAATTGGCATGTTTGTGAATTGTCATAACCAGAGAAATCCCCGGCAATAACCTTCTGGCCTTTGGCAGTCATGTATTTTTCGAGCAAAGCCCATTCTTTTGAGTATACATTCATGCCGACCGCGATACCATTGATGATGCGGGTTGCAACCAAATCGTTACAAACCGCACAGTAGTACTTCCTGTAAACCACAGTCATGGGCAAATCACAGCCCGAAATCATTCTTGTCTTGCCAATCTTGACCTTTTTCAATGCAAGATTCTCGTCCTTCAATATGTCCATATAGGCACGATCTTCTGGTACGACACCATCAAGCATCTGTGATTCCAAAGCTGAGACCCGTGCACGCAAATCATCGCACAACGGACCGTCAAGCTCGTAATCATCGCCATAACCAAAGAAATCCTTCTTCCCACTTTTGACGCGATTGTCGTTGTGGTACGTGAACCCTGAAGAAGTCTGCCTTGGAATCTTTCCCAAAAATGGCAAAGACTCGCTGCTGACGACAGACTCTTCAAAAGTTAATAGTCTGTTGGTATTTTTGATGAAAGGCTTCAGCGTTTGAACCACATCATTGACAACCAAATCAAGGTCACACCGGTCAATATACGTAGACTTTGTAGTCTGACGCATGTGTGCCTCCAAAAGGGGGCTCACAACCTCTCCATCCTCACGGGTAAAAGGCGACAACCGAGCCGGTGCTTTAAGCACTGGAGCAACCTCCCCATGTAACTTTGATGGGATGATTGCTGTATTGTGTGGCTGATATACCGCCCGATCAATTTTCTTGACGATCTCATGATTGGTGTCTTCATTTTTGAAGAAGTTTCCCTCCGGAATGGGCTCGAAGGCCCTAATGGGTTCAACAGGAAAATCGTTGATAAGTCCCCGGAGGTAATTCTGATCGACCATAGTAGCGTACCCAAGCTTTGGACCACCAGATTTGACTCCTGCCATATGCATAGCAAAAATCCGCTCTGTGTGATTAGCATGATCACCATTGTAATAAAGCAAAGATCCACAATCTCCAACATAAGTCTCTGCTTCATAAACAACAGTGTGTGTGTGGGCATTACCCTTGATCATGAGTGGTTTTTGCTGAATTGAATTCTTCAAATTGAAGGTATGAATGCTCCTGCAACCTCTTGCAGCAACCAAAATAACATCCATATCCTGATTCTGCTCATAAGAAGTGCTTGTTGTAAACAACTCAACAATGGAACGACACACAGGCACATTCTTGTCAAAATTGACCATGCACACGTCTCGATCGTAATCGATGGAAACGTTGTTGTCGTCCATAAACCACGTCAACGGGACGCTATACTCAATACTGGGATTGCTGTGACGTACCAAACGCACGTGAGTCATTGCCCTGTTGCGCAAAAGAACAGCCATCTGCTCAAGATAATGGGCATTCATAATACCCTTGCGCCCTTCAATCATGGTAATAGTACCAACTGACTCATCATCGTTTGCATCGTCCCCAGGTTTGTATATGTGATAAGTATTCCGCGTAAGAACACTACGAACGATCATGTTTTTGTATAGCATTGGAGTGCGGTCGTTAAGCAAAAGCTCAGCTTCATATTCCGCTCCAAGCTGTCTGTTACGCCTCAAAACGTTTAGTGGAAGCTTGAAAATGTTGCAAAAAATATGCCAAATAAAGCCAAGGAGCTTGATCACAAGGACCAAACCCGCAACAAAGGCTACAACAAGCTTCAACACTGTGACACGAGAGTTCCATTGGACTAAAGTACTGACCAGTGCCCAAGCACCTCTGAAACGATCACGCAATGTCCTAAACTTGGACAAAACATCAATCGACTGCGCAACATCGTCTACCTTTCCCTTCACTTGCCCGAACTTGGTTTTAACCCAGTTCAGGACTCCTTCATATGATGGGCCAGGCTTGGCCTCCTCTTCTTGAAATCTCTCAAGTAACCCCTCGCGGTCCTCTTTAAGACGGCCCATAAGCTTCTCGTGGTCATCTTTCTTTTGATTGTA